GCTCTCCTGCTGTGTCTTCGTCATTCAAAATCTTCCCCCATCGTCAAACGACATAGGCACGCTGTCACACGACTCAACAAACTGTTGGCTATCTTTGTGATACCACAGCGAATACCAATCCTCTGCTTCGCCATTGCGTTGCTTCTCACACATCATCATGGCATCAGGAATCAATGGATCAATCTGACCAGTCTGTGCATCGTGTTCTTTTTTCTTGTTGCGCCACACTAGCAAAACATTGTCGACCTGATCGCTGATTGATCCACTGCCTTTAAGGTCGCTCTTGCTAGGCTTGACCTCTTCGTTTGCCAACTTGCGAATGTGGTGGATCAAGTGAATGTGAACGCCGTGGTCACGAGCCAATGAAGTCAACTCGTCAACGAACATCTTCTGCGCGTTGTAGTCATCCTCACCAGACACGCACTTCATCAGCGAGTCAATGAAAATGTGTTGCACACCCAACTCGACCGCGCTGTAACGTGACACCGCAATGACCTGCTGTGTCGTCACGGTTCCTTGTTGGTCGTACAGCCACAGTTGGTTCAAGGCAAACATCTGCATACGATCAAGAATATTTTTGATGTACGTCTCTTTGTCGGTATAGCGCGGCGCATCAATATTCTCACCAGCAAATTGGCGAAGCATACGAGTCAGCGTGCGCTTGGGCTTCATCTCAAACGATGCAATCATTACCTTCTGCTTTTGCTTAAGCAAGCCCAATGCAATTTGGGCTGTGATCATTGACTTGCCGCCACCGTTGCCGCCAGCGTACACAGTCACTTCGCCTGCGCGAAACTGAAACCCTGCATGGGTCTTAGGCCATGGCATGGTCTGCGTGATCTCACGCACTGGGTTCATAAAGTCTTCGCGCAAATCTTCAATGAAACTCTCAGCGCCAATCACGTTTTGTCCTAAGTCACTTGACTTAAGGTACTTTTCAAAATCTACGTCCTGCGGCTGAACGATGCGAATACGTCTAGCCTCGTCCAATTCCTTGGCACGTTTTTGTAATTCAGACACCTGCATATCTCACTACCTCCTCTATTCTCTGTTGAGCCACTTTTATTCTTTCCATGTCAGCATCGTTAAGTTTCTTACCTTTGCTGATGTCATATGCCGCAATCATCACCACAAGGCATTCAAACGATGCAATGCGCAACAAGTCGCTTGCGTAGAACGCAGGCTTCATGCTAGGTGTTGGGCTGTTGTAGTCGCGTGCGTTGTCGTCAGGCGGAAACAGGTCGGTCAAGTCCATACCCATGGCGCCGACCACCTCATGTACTGGGCAACCGCCGAAGCAGTGAACTAACACGCGACCGTCGCGACCTTCCCTAACAGTCAACGATGGTGACTTGTCGTCATGTGCTGGACACTGCGCAGTCCATGAACCATTACGTCCCTTGACTTTGCCTAGTCGCGCAACAAACCTTTCGACAGGTGTCATATCACCCTCCGACCAGATGAAACCGAATCGGTTTGTGTGTCGTCTTCCCAACGTCTTTGGTTGATAAACGTAAGCGGCGCTGGATCAAACCCCGAAACCCACTGCTCAGAAGCCTTTAAACGGGCCACCACGGCGTTTATTTTGTCCGCCAAGGGGTCTAGTGCCATGCGATCCCATTTCGCCTTACAGACCGTTTTAGCGACCTTTCGTTTTGACGTAGGCCATGTTGCCCAAAACTCTTCAAAACGTGATGCTGTCGGTGTAACCGACGATATGGTATTTATATTCTTATTCTTTATCTTCTTAGGGTTAACTTTCGGTTTCGATTCGGTTATCGATTCGGTTTTCTTCGGCCTGCCGCCTCGCTTCCCAAGGGATCGATTATTCTCGACTTGGGCTTGGTATTTGGTGATTTCGACATGACAACGATAGTTAAAATACCCTGTTTCGGTCATTTCAAAAAACTCCCCCAAAACCGATTCGGTTATGTCCAAATCAAGGCGGATTTTGCGTGCGATCAGGTTGGTATCGAGCGGCAATTCTTTTTCGCTCATGTAGTACATATCCATCAGCCTGCGGTATGCCAAGTCTTCAGCGTCCGACAAGTGTGTGGTGTGCGTGATGTAGTCACCAAGATGGAATTTGTACCAGATCATTTGATGTCTCCAAATAAATCTGGTCGTAGTGTTGCTCGTTTGACTTTGCCGCCTGTCAGCCGCTCTATCGCATGAGACAACTCAGGGCTGGGTACTTTCCTGCCGCTGATCACAAGGCTCATCCACGTCTTGCTTATGCCCAATTGCTTGGCAAGCGCGAGTTTGGCTCCTCGTGGTTTGTTACAAAAATACTGGTCTAGTGTCATCAATCCTCCTGTGGTTGGTTTAACTGGATCATACACCATTAAATTTATTGTGCAAGGGGGTTGTACTTTTAAATTAAATTTGGTATATTCGCTCTACTTTAACTTGAAAGCGAATTATGGATAACGACGAATACAACGAGGCGTTATTGGAGAGGCAACAAATGCTGGAGGATGCTCTTATAAGGGCGGAGAACGGCGTTGCAACGGAGGAGGATTGGGTGATCATCCGCTTTGAGTGTGGGATGCCCAAGAGGCCAATTGTGACTTTAGAAACTGTATCAATCAGGAGCGAATTATGAGTTTAGTAGCGAAAGCGGGCGGCGGCTCGACGTTTACCCCCATCCCGCCGGGGATGTATCTAGGGCGGTGCTATCGCATCGTCGACATGGGTACACAAAAAAGCGAATACCTTGGTCAAGTCAAACACCTACCCAAAGTCATGCTTCAGTTCGAGGTTCACGGCGAGGACGACACGGGCAAGCCCCTCATCACCGCCAAGGGCGAACCCATGACCATCAGCAAGAACTTTACGTTGTCGTTGGCTGAGAAGGCCACACTGCGCAAAGACCTTCAAACATGGCGCGGCAAAGAGTTTACTGCTGACGAGTTGCGCGGCTTTGAACTCAAGAATGTGTTGGGTGCGTGGGCCATGCTGAACATCAGCAAGTCTGCTGGTAACGATGGCAAGGACTACACCAACATTGCCACCATCAACAGCGTCCCTAAGCAGATGAAGACAACGCTTCCTAACGGTCATAACCAAGCAGGAATGTTCACCATCAGCGACCCTGACATGGCGATGTTTGAGACCTTTGGCGACAACCTCAAGTCCAAGATCACGTCGTCACCTGAGTGGCAAGATCGAAAAACCGAATCAAAACCGACCTCAAAGGGAAACGGTTTTGAAGACATGGACTCAGACATTCCGTTCTGATGGCTATACGAATCAATCTCACGGAGGCTGAATTGTTTATCTGTCGAACCCTTGGTGTTATGCGTCGTTCAGCGGCAATGCACAAAGTCATCGACCAACAGATGGGCAACCAAGACACATGGGGCATTGATATTGATGGGGTCGTGGGCGAGTTCTGCGCCGCTAAGGCAATGAACGTCTGCCCTGACCTAACTGTTGGCATTCGCAAAGGTGGCGCCGACCTTCTAACGAAGGAAGGCAAAACCGTAGATGTCAAAACCACACGTCACAAAAGCGGTCGCTTATTGGCAACGCTCAAGAAGGTTGACCTTGCTTGTGACATCTACCTGCTAGTCATCGTCGACGACTTTGGGGGCGACGTAATCGGATGGACTACAAAAACAAAACTGTTCAACGAGAAGAACAAAACCAACTTGGGCCACGGCGTAGGTTACGGCATGGAACAAGATCATCTTAAACAGGTCAATTAGGAGAGTGGCATGACCATCATTCCAGAGTTAACAAAAGTACAGAAACTAACCCTTCAACGAGCAATTGAGTTGCTAGTGGCACTGAAGTTCCCCTTCGCCATTCTTGACTCTACAGGCTTGGTTCACGGTGGGTTAGAAGTTAAGAACAGCAAAACAAAACAGCGTGAAAAAAAATACCCTCATGGGCAACGCTCCAAGTACGCCAAGCAATACGTTTCCAGCATGGAAGCAAGTCAAGAGATTTGTGTTCCGTGCGACATTTATGATCCAGAAGACCTTCGCAGTTCAATCATTTCTGTGTGTCATCAGAAGTGGGGTAAGTCATCAGTTATCACGACGCTTAATCGCCCAGCCAACCACATTGAAATATTGAGAGTCAAATGAGCATCACAGTAAAAGAGCCTCGTGCAAGCGAGAGCAATCATTGGTACACCCGCGACGGTGTGCCACAATACACAGTCGAAGCGGCTAAGGGCGGTCAACGCAATACAACGCTTCGAGACGCACGCAAGATGAACTTGGTACCCTCGGTCACGACGGTGCTGAATGTTGCCGCTAAACCAGCTTTGCTGGCTTGGATGCAACAGCAAGTCCTCTATGCGGCGCTAACGCTTCCCCGACGCCCCGACGAACCTGAAAAAGAGTACATTGATCGAATAATAAATGACTCAAAAGAACAGGGTCGCTCGGCGGCGGATGCGGGAACTGAAATTCATGCATCGATTCAAGGACATTATGAAGATAAACCTACAGGCAGACACCAAGAGAGTGTTACATCCTGTGTCAAAGTTATCACCGAACACTTCGGAGAAGCCCCTTGGATTTCCGAGCGTGCCTTTGCACACGAGGCGGGTTTTGGAGGTAAGTGCGATCTATTTTGCGCTGGCACCCTTAACGTCGTCATTGACATTAAGACCAAAGAGTTCACCGACCCTACAAAGGTCGATGCCTATGATGAACACCTTATGCAACTCTCGGCATATCGAGTTGGTCTAGGCATCCCTCATGCACGATGTGCCAACGTCTTTGTGTCGCGCAACGTGCCAAACTTGGTTGTGATCAAAGAGTGGTCAGCCGAAGACTTGGATCGTGGGTGGGAGATGTTCATGCACCTCCTGTCTTTTTGGCAACTTAAAAACAAACACCAATGATGCAACAAGTAAACGCATTCCAAACAAGCGATGGGCGCCTATTTGATGATTCCAATCAAGCCGAGCGCCACGAGATGTTTTTAAAAAAGCAAATGGTCGTTGAAGAATTTTTAAGCAGTGAACTCAATCCGTACAAAAGTCACGCTCAACGATCCATTGCGCGATCAACTGTTATAAACTGGGAACTATGGAAGACCAAAAATGCTAAGTGAAGAAACCGTCAAACAAATCTTTTTCTACTGCGATCAATATGAACCCAATGCTTTGATTGCTGACGAAGTGGACATTGTCCAATTTGCCCATAAGATTGCGGCTTACGTTGAGCCAATGATTGCCGCAAAGGAGCATCAGCGATGCGTGAAAATCGTGACCGAAATGAACCGCGAAGTAGCGTCTGCGTTGAGCAACCAGAGACCGACATAGAAGCGGCTATAAGAAAAGCCTACGAAAAAGGCTATGACGATGGGTTTGAGGCGGCTCGTGAGAGTTTCTTTCAAACCCAAATGTTGCTCTCTCACCCTGGTGGATCAGCATAAAAAAAGCCCCCAATGAAGGGGGCTAAGAAGGAGAGTGGCAACTGCTCCTCAATGGCATTCTACTCCTTTGAACCTCGGCTCTTGAGGTAATCATTGAGCATTACCGCAGGGATGGCTCCTGCGCCCATGACTGTGCCAGCGGCGCGTGTCAGAGGGTGTGG